CACAGTCGCCTGAAAATCAGTTTCCACACGACTTACAAAAAATGGCGTAAACGCACGGCGTGACTCTTGATCAGATGTGCCGACGCCAAAATTCGGTCCATCAATACTTCCGGTACGGGCATAAACGCCTGTAGCGGGTTTTGGCGTTGCGTTAATTGTTTCCAATGCGTTTATTGCCAAAGTAACAAGCTGCTGGTTACGGCCAGGACCTTTGCCTTTAGGCGTAAAAACACGTATCACAACGATTCCACGGGCATGGTCCACGCTTGTAGTCAATGTGGGCTCATTTGTCACGCCGAATTGTATATTTACCGTAACATATTCATCTACAGAGTCAGAATTACTGTTAGTAATGTTGTCAAAATATACAGGAATAGGCGGCACTTGAGCACCAAAGGTACTCAAAAGCGGAGACTCAAACACGGCACGGATAGCTTGGTAGTTCATACTCGTTTATTCCTTAAGGCTTGGTCCATGTACAGACTAATAGCTTTATCAAACTTACCTGCTCGCATATAATTGGTGTACCAGTCGAGGGGAGCAGTGCTTCTATTTGAGCCGGATCCCTGCACGTCTCCGCGTTTACCGCCTGTGGGGCGAGTACCGTATTCAATAGATCCGGGAGCTTTAATAGGGGCACCTAAGCGTTCGTTTTCATCAAGGTTGTCATAGGAATATGGAGCAAGATCCAAGGCCACATCAGCGTAAGGAGTTTTATTGGCGATATAGTACTTTGTTTCGGGTTTGAACTTGAACTCATCAATACTCAAGGGCGGGGCTTGGATTTTTTGTGGAGCACCTGGCGCCCCTGTGCCGCTAACAACCTTACTGTTTGATGCAATCTCCCACGAATTAGCAAACTCTCCCGTCCATTGCGGGCCGGCTTCTTGTAACTCTCTGACTACTTCAGTTGCGGCACGTTGAATTCCCCACGCAAAAGGACGTAAAAAACCGCTTTCAAGGTCTTCTAACACTTTTAGTAACTGCCCTTTGCGCGCCATTATTGGGGCCTCACGATGAGTGTGTGGAGGACTGGATTGTCGCCACGGTAAGTCTGGATGTCGATGATGCGACCGACTTTTGTTACTCCAGCTTCCGTGTACTGCACACGGTCGCGGATTGTCGGGTAATACGTTCCAAGCTCGCTGGTGCCGATGATCATCTTGATGTCGGTGGTTTGGTAAAACCCCTCAAATTCCTTTGGCTCAATTTTTCCGATGTAAGCGCGGACAGTCAGGCTTGTTTCGGTACTTGTTACAGCTCCTGTGACCGGGTTGTAGGTCTCGGTAGTGCCGGCTTTGATGTACGTGACGTTTGTGCCCCAGTCGGCTAACAACTGGGTAGGTAGGGCGGAAAATGTGGTGTCGATGAGGCCCATGTCAACCTCGGAATAGGCGGACGGCGTAATTCGTGGCGCCGCCCATGCAATAAGGACCAAGGTAGGTCTGCAGCCAGGGGTACACGTCAAAGACGTTGTTGATGACGCCTGGGGTCATCGAACTGTTCTTGTATTTGACCTGTAGATCGCCGAGTTTTACCTCGTCGTACAAACCAGTGGTGCCGGTGCTGCCGGTAATGGCGTCGGTGTCGTTGGCGAAAGCCCGTGCCAGTTCGTAGGTGGCAACTTCGATGCCGACTGGGATCAGGGTGCAGGCAAGCTCGATGCCGTCAACTTTGTAGTCCTCGCGCGGCCACTTCAGCGCCTGTGTTTCGCTGCAACGTTTGCCGTAAAAGCTCAATGCGTCGATCCAGCGGGTAGCCGAGATCAATGCACGGTTTTTCTGGTCGTTTGTCTTGTCGTCCCAGTTGGCGGATTCGGGGGTGGTCTCGAAATAGGCGTCAGCGTCTGCCAGCGTCACATACGAGTTGGCCGAAGCCCCACCCAGAGTGGCGTCAATGACAGCGGCCACGGCTTAGTACATCCTTTGTTTGAGTCTAGCGCCAGTGCGTGATTTCCTCCGTTTGGGTGGTTCGCTTAAAACCATCGAGTGGTAAACCTTGGCGCCAAACATTTCCAGTTCAGCCTGGGCTTCAGCTTGAACGCCGTAAGGAACGTCAACAAAGCTGCGACAGTTATCCTGTAGTACGAAGAGGCGAACTCGTTTCATGACCCCGCGTAGAACTTCGGCAGTTGAGGCCAGCGTAGAGCCGGTCACTCAAGTCGCACAAGAGAAGGTTGACACTTCCAAACCGAGGAAGTGGGCTGATGTAGCTAAGGAAATTAAGGCATTGCGCGAAAAGGGTGCCAACGTGCCCGAGATCTGCGAAAAGCTGCAGGTCTCTTACGTGCTCGTAAACCAGCTCATTCTCCAGTCGTACAAGATGGCGATTGATTCGGAAGCTGTGTTCCAGCGGCAAGAGGAGATGCGGCTTCAAGGTTGAAGCTAGACAAAAAGAAAGGCCCCCTTTCGGGGGCCATTTTTGTGTCGTGACCTGAAGATCAGGCATACACAGAGGTGTCGAACGGGGTGTTCACCAGCAGGCGGGTGATGGGCACCATTTTGGTGGTGCTGTACACCAGGTTCCAGTTGCCGGTGGTGGCCAGAGCGGCGTTGGTCGGGTTGTCGGTGCCGCTGGCGTACTTGGTGCCGGTCACGTGGTAGCCGTAGTGGTAATCCACGGCAATCACATCCTGCATGGACAGGATGTTGCGGTCTGCAGCAAGGCGAAGATCCTGCTGAATACCCTCGCTGACGACGCCAGACTTGAACAGATAGACCGGGTACTTCACCAGGTGGGTGGCAGTACCGCCGGCCAAATAGGTCAGTTGGTCGTCGATCACCACGCGGAGACCAGCAAAGGTCGCCACTTCGGGTTGGGTCACGCCCACACCACCGCCACCCCAGGTAACCGCACCAGCGGCAGCAAGGGCAGAGGTGCTGAAGGTCAGCATCCCGACCTGTTGCAGGTAATAAGCAACAGCCGAGTGCATGGCGATGGAGTCAAGCTCTTCGCCGCGCTCACCAAGCTCGTTCTTGGCCTTGATCACGTTGGCAGCCGAGATGTAGTTCGCCTCGGTTGCAGTGGTGGTGCCGGTCACGTCAACTTGGTTGGGACCAAGCACGCCAGCGCCAGAGATACCGCCGAAAAGACCCAGCAGCTGGTTCTTCAGGGTGGTGGTCTTCAGCTTGTTGATGGCGGCGGTCAGCTGGTTGCGGACGTGAGCCAAAGGATCGGCGCCGGAACCAAGTTTGCTGAGATCGTCTGCGGCGTAGGCAAAACCACGATGCAGGATCGTCATGATCTGCTCGTCGGCGGTGGACTTCTGAGGAGTCAGATAGCCAGCGCCAGAGGTTCCCCAAGCGGCCGAAGACAGGATTTGCTCTTCGGTGGGATTGATGGGGTCGAAGAAAGGCACGCGGACGCGGGTGCCGCCGGCACGTGCGTCAAGAGCAGCGTTGCGCTGCACAATGCCGCTCTGGATCCACTTCGATTGCTCGAAGATGCCCTCAGAGGTGTACTGGAGGAATTCCGGGCGAGCGACAAGATCGCTCAAAAAAGTACCGCCGGAATAGTTTTCAGAAATGGCAGCCATTGTGGGCTCCTAGTTGGGTTTGCGGAGGTCGCCCCACAGGGGCTAGTTGAGACCGGCTTCTGCCTTTAACAACCGGGCTTTATCGGGGTCGCTGGCCAACATCATCATTTGTTGAGTGATGTTCCAGCTGTCCTTAGACCAGGGGTTGGCTTGGCCGGGAAGGGCGGTGGCACGGGCACTACCCGTAACACCCATGCCGGCGCGGTTCGTAGCTGCAAAATGATGCTCGTAACCGCTGCCGGGGTTTTTTAAGTTGGCGATATACTCACCAACTGGAACTTCCACGCCTCCAACAACAGCCACAGGCTGTCCTTCTTTGGCGCGTAAGTTCTCCTGAAGTAAACGATACAGCTGATCGGGCGCCAGTGCACCGGCCTGTGAGAGTTGTGCAATCGCGGCGGATTTTACTTGTTCTTGTGTAAATCCTTGGCGAACTTGCTCAACCTCAGATTCTTTTGCCGCTAGTTGTTGCTTGAGCTCGGCAACTGTTTCTTGCGCTTGTTCCCATAGGGTTTTGAACTCGCCGGATTCTGCCAATTTGGCGGTTTGGGCGGATTCTTGCGCAATACGAAGCTCTTCGATCTGTTTCTGTAGGTTTTCGCGGTTCTCGCGGTCCTTGCGGCGTTCGGCAATCAACTCTTGGTTTTTCGCACGTAATGCTTCGAGTTGGGCGGCCAGATCTGAGCTTTCAACCACAGGTTGAGGGGCAACGGGCTCCACAGGAGCTACCGCTGCTTGCTGTTCTTCAGGCACGGTTGTGTGTTACTTGGACACTATTAGTTTACAACAGAAGAATCAATACGTTCCATCGTTGGTTGAGGCGGGGTCGCCCTGGTCGCCTTTAGGGATGGTGAAATTCAAAATTGCGGCTGTGCTGGTGCCGCTGTTGGTGACGATTACGTTGGTGCCGGCAGATCCTGTGTTTACGGCGCCAATTGTGATGGTTGCGGCGGTGCCGGGGTCGCCTTGGGGTCCTTGCGCGCCTGTAGCGCCCGTCTCGCCTTGGGGTCCTTGCGGGCCGGTTTCACCCTGTACACCCTGTTCGCCTTGGATGCCCTGTTCACCCTGGATACCTTGAATACCTTGGGGGCCTTGCGGGCCGGTTTCGCCTTGCGGACCGGTTAAACCTTGGATGCCCTGCTCGCCTTGCGGACCTTGGGGACCTTCCGGGCCTGTCGCCCCAGTGGTACCCGTTGCGCCGGTCGCCCCACGGGGAATAACAAAGTTGAATACAGCGGCAGATTCGGTGCCGCTATTAGTTACGGAGGCGTCAGTGCCGGCGTCGCCGGTAGTCGTAGTGCCAACCGTGATCGTTGCAGTAGATCCACCGCCGGAACCTGGTAGTGCCCCGCCAATAGTTAATCCCGTTATCTGCGTGCGGGTGGCAAGTTCGACGCCCTCGCCCCAGTTGCCGTCTGCCTTGGGGCCGTAAATCGTGAGCGGGTCAAGACTGATGTACCAGTCGCCATCGGTGCCGAGTGTGGCGCGTGGTGGGCCGTCTCCCGAGTGGATCGTGTTAAGCGCGTCTACCCGTTGGGTAAGACGCACCAGTGCGGTGACTTGGGCGAGCGTTAGCTGCTCGGATTGGGTGGCCATTAGCGAGACAGCAGCTCAATCAGGCGGTCTACGCGGTCAGGACTCATTTCGGCGCGAGCGTTCATGTCATCCTCGCCGGTGTTCTCGTTGGCTTCAATCAACTCCGGGCCTTCCATCTCGCTGCGGGCCGCTTCTGCTTCATCCTCAATGTTGATGTTGTCGGGCAGCACCTCGCCACGGCGCAGAATTTCCAGCAGCATCGCGTCGCTGATCTTGCCCATCTCGTTGAGCTGGGTCAGCACAGACACGTCTTGGCCGATCAGGCGGTAGTAGTCAAAATCGCGGTCGATTGTGATTTCAGGCGGCTCCAGGCCGACGTATTGCCCGGCAAAAGCAAAGGCTTGGTTGAGGGCACTTTCCAGCTCTTGGCTGATGATCGAGAGCACGCTGTTGCTTTGGGCTTGGTCGATGCGCTTGGCCTCGGCGGATTCGGCAACAAACTTTTGCCCAAACAGTTTGGTGACGCCGAGCGTAGACATCTGACCCTCCAGTGACTGGAGTTCTTGCATTTGGGCGTCGAAGCTGGTGGCGTCCGCTTGGACGTAATACGCCTTGTTGCCCGGTTGCATGGCAATGGCGTAGTTCACGCCCATCGTTGCGGAACCAGTCGTGTCATCCCAGCCCTCTAAGACGAGGGTGGGCATGGCGGCAATGTGAAGGGCGTGGATTAGGTCGGCTTGGCGCTGGTAATGCGTGATGTTGAGGTTTGCAATGTCCAGTAGTGGCGGCTGGGAGCGCAACATGCCCCGGCGGTTGCTATAAATCGGCACCACTGGGATATCAGGCAGGCTGTAGTCGCCAGTTTCGCTGAACTCAACAACGTCCTGACCCAACGTGTACAGGTCGTAGCGGCCGGGGTAGATCACCCGCATTTGCTCGATCTGCTCTTCGCCAAACTCGTTCAAAGGGCGGGTCGTGTACTCGTGGATGCGGATTTGAGTAAGAGGAGAGCCAGGCATCGTGCTCTCTTGACGCCAGCCCCAGATTTGTGGTGCGTCGATATGCACGAAGTAGGGCCGGCGGCCTTGGGCGCGTTCCTCAGCAAGATTTCGCGCTCCCATTGCTGCGGGATAGTCCACCAAAATGGCGCTATGTCCGAAGGTGAGGCTGCTGACCAAAGCGCGGCGGGCATATTCGTTGATGTTGGAGCCGAGGCCGTCGATGTTTTGTGCCAGCTCCAGCCAGTATGGGTCGCCTTCGATGTGGATCGGCTTGCGCAGGATGGCGCCGGCGGCGGTTTCAATTAGGCGGTTGGTGTAAGGGCTTAGGACGCTGCGGTCCACGCGGGTCTGATAAGCGTCGTCATCCTCACGGGGTTCTTGCGGCAGATATGTCTCACTCAAATCACGGATGTAATTCGTGCCTCGGGTAACTGCAGCCATCACGCTCCAGTCGGCCATCATTGCGATGACATCCAGGCTGCGCACGAACGGGGATTCGCTGACTACAGCTCCAGTTGGAGGGATATTGGCGCTGTAGACCACGGCTAGGCTCCTACTTTGTACTTATTTTGGCAGAGAGTCACCACTTGGTTTTGTTTGCCCAGTAGGCGGCAGACATTTTTCCTTTGGAGATGTTCTGTGCATGGCGAGCTTTGAAGGCCTCGCGGCGTGATTTAGCTGCAGCAGACTCACCTTCGCGTTTTGGTGAGCCGGAAACACCTTGTTGGCCGAAACGAATAAGTTTTACTTTGTCGCCTTCCTTTGCCAAGACGGCGTGTGATTTATTGGGGTGGTTTGGGGTGCGCTTGGGCTTGTTGTAGCCCGAGAACTTTTCGCCGCGATACTCAATCATCGTCGTCCTCCTCGTCGTCGGGATCGGTGATCGGCACCAGTACTTCGATGCCCTGGGTCAACATTGTTACGAAGCCGCCGATTATTTCGGGGTTTTGAGGTGTTTTGAAGACAAACGTGGCATGGGTGAGGCCGTCTTCAGCATCAATCTCGATGTGAACACAGCCTCCATTTACTGTCTGAATTGCCATTAGCCGTGATAAGCAACCCCGACGTGGGGAACAATGCTGGGTGTGCCAGAGCTGATGGACGCAACGCGCATACGGATGCGGTTACAGGGTTTTCCTGCGTAGAAGTAGATATAAGAACCGTTTGAGTTAATGGTTTTGCTGGTATCGAGTTCGTACCAGGTATTA